CTGATAGGCAGGCCCGTGGCGCTGACCGCAAACAAGTTGAGCGACTTTGCTGCAACAACCTCTCTTGAATTGAAGAACACGATCTCCGACGAGACCGGCTCTGGCGCGCTGGTATTTGCTACCAGCCCAACGTTGGTTACGCCAGCGCTTGGCACTCCATCAAGCGGTGTGCTTACAAACGCCACGGGCCTGCCTATCAGCACAGGTGTTGATGGCCTTGGCACTGGCGTTGCAACATTCCTCGCTACCCCATCTTCGGCAAACCTAGCAGCAGCGGTAACCGGCGAGACCGGAACCGGTGGGCTGGTCTTTGCTGACACCCCAACGCTCATTACGCCAAACATTGGCGTAGCGACTGGTACGAGCCTTGTCCTTTCTGGCGACCTGACGGTCAACGGAACGACGACAACGGTAAACTCGACGACACTGACAGTTGACGACAAGAACATTGAACTTGGTTCAACTGCAAGCCCAACCGATGCTGGCGCTGATGGCGGCGGTATTACCCTTAAGGGCGCTACGGACAAGACCTTTAACTGGGTTGACGCAACTGATTCGTGGACCTCGTCTGAGCACTTGAACCTTCTTACTGGCAAGAAGTTCTACATCAACGGCACCGAAGTCCTCAGCGGCACCACGCTTGGCTCAGGCGTCACCGGGTCAAGCCTTACCTCGGTTGGCACGATTGCCACCGGTGTGTGGAACGGCACGGCGATTGCCATTGCAAACGGTGGTACTGGCGCAACTGACGCTGGCGCTGCCCGCACGGCCCTCGGCCTTGCAATTGGCACGGACGTTCAGGCATACAACTCGACCCTGGCCGCAGTGGCTGGCGGAACGTACAGCGGTGATGACAGCATCACGACCGTTGGTACGATCTCTGCTGGTACGTGGCAGGGTACCGCAATTAGCCCAACCTACGGTGGTGCACGCCGCTACAACACGAGCGCAACCTGGACCACAGGCGAAGCCAAGACGGTCACCCACAGCCTTGGAACCAAGGCCGTGCAGGTTGCCATTTACGACTCCGCAGATGCTCAGGTGTTTGCCGATGTTGTTACCGCAACAACCGACACGTTGACGGTCACCATCAGCCTCGCAGGAACCTACCGAGTCGTTGTAAACGGATAATCAATAAAGAGCATACCCCCCAAGGCGCTTGATTTAAGCGCTGAGGGGGGTATAATCTTTATATGCCTAAATTCGTCAACACCCTTAGTGTTAATTCCGAACTAACCTCGGACCCCACAGCGGACGAGGGTACCCTTTATTACAACAGTTTTACTGACGAGTTAAAGATTAAGGGCGCCTCTACGTGGAGCGCCCTAGGCGGGGTAACAACCACAGAAATGCCTACCGGCTCGGTCATAACCTGGGTTGGCTCCCCTTCCTCCCCGCCAAGCGGATGGCTTCTGTGTGACGGCACAGCCGTTTCCCGCTCCACCTACTCAAGCCTGTTTGCCATTACCAGCACATATTTCGGCGTTGGGAACGGAACGACAACGTTCAACCTTCCAGATTTCAGGGGGCTTAGCCTTGTCGGTGCGGTATCCGCAAATCTTGGAGTTGCGGTTGGCAACACTTCTGGCGGAAAAGTCTGGACATACGGGTCTGCTGATCCTTTTACTGCGCTTACGCACTCGTCCGACAACGCAGCGCATACGCACACGTTTACGGATGACACTCAGGGCGGGCACACCCACACAACAAATCACTCAACAACAGTCACGTACTCTAGTCAAACTGCGGCAAGCGGACACACCCACACGTATGTCGGCGCCACATCTTCGGATGGGCACTCCCACGCGGTTGGCGATCTTGGAGCCTCCTCCGGAACCATTTCTATGTCTACAACTTCAGCCAATGAAACTGCCGCAGCGGTAAGCCATACTCATACGGTGGGGGACATCTCTGGGGGCAATGCTCACTCGCATACGGTCACAGAGTCCGTAGGCACTAGCGGCGGCCATAGCCACACCTATAGCGGAACAGTTCCTTCGTACACCAACACATCCGGAGCGGTGAGCGGGCACACGCACGGCGGAACAATGGCAGCAGACGGAACCGCAGCACATACTCACGACAATCACTCTGCCAATAGGGCAAGAGTTTGGTATCTGGTGAAAACATGACAAAGATTCTTTCCAGCATTAAGTTGCCAGTTGCCACGCAGGAAAATGTTGAGTCTACATATTCTGGCGCTGGGTTAATTTATTACGACAGCGTGAATGCTGTTATCCGAATCCATGACGGAACATCTTGGTCATCTCTGGGCGGCTCTTCGTCAATTGACATGCCCATTGGCTCTATTCAGCCATGGCTTGGTGCTTCGACCCCATCTGGCTGGCTTGTGTGCGCAGGTCAGGCGGTTTCAAGGTCAACGTACTCTGGTCTTTTCTCAATAGTTTCTACAAGGTTTGGGACGGGTAATGGATCAACAACGTTTAATGTTCCGGACCTTCAGGGGTATCAGGTTGTTGGGGCGGCGGGACTTGACCTACTGGGAAACATTGACAACACGGCAACATTTCGCCAGGGCACCATAGATGCCAGTGAGGTTGCTGCGCATGTTGGGGATGCGGCAACGCACTCGCATGCGCTAACATACACAGCGTTTACCGAGCCAGAGCATGACTACGCGCACACTCACTCCGCAACTGCATCTGATGGGGCAATCACTTTTACTGGTCATACATATTCAGACACGTCAAATGCCGGACAGAGCCACACCCACACCTCGTCTGTTGCGTCTGGCGCTGCTGGCTCTGGCGTTGCAACCGGAACGACAAGGGCGTCAACGGCGCATACGCATACGGCCCCAACGGTGTCAACAAACACGCACAGCCACTCCGTTACAACCTCATCTTGGCAGGCACATGCATCACATACGCATAGCCCTGTTTTTGACCTTGCTAGTTCTGGGAATACAGCATCCGCATCTCCAGCCTCGCATAACCACACGGCAACACCATCAAGTAACGGTTCGCATACGCACACTAGCCACTCTTACGAAACCTATCAGGTCCACTATATTATTAAGGCGGCATAAGATGTCTGTAAAGTTTGTTTCGCCACTTGGGCTACCAGTTGCATCAAGCGACCAGTCGGCACCAAGCCTTGCGCAAATTTATTTCAACTCAACTACTAAGAAAGTTAAGGTGTACAAGAGCACGGGCTGGGCAGAAATTGGCGGCTCGGCATCCGGTTCTTCTGGGGAGCCTGGGATGGTTACATCGTGGGCTGGGTCTCACAGCAATGTTCCATCTGGTTGGATTCTTTGCAACGGCGACGCGGTTTCACGGACAACGTATGCGGATTTGTTTGCGGTTATTGGAACAAATTATGGTGTTGGCAACGGGACAACAACGTTCAACCTTCCCTACTACGATGACTATTGGCTTATTGGGGCTCCGTCTTCGCTTTCAACTGCGCCAGATCATAACGGGCTTCCTGGGAGTTGGAGAGTTGCTTCTGGGGTTCAGTTCTACGATTCATTTAGCCACTCGACTAATGGCGACCATTCATCTCACACAAAAAGCATGACTACTGCGGGCTACCACAACCATGCCGCAAACCACACGCACGTCGTAACGGCTGCGACTTCTGGATCTGCCACGGAAGGGACGCATGCTGTAAGTGGCGTGTTCGGATTCGCAGGCTCGGCACACACGCATTCCATCACTAGTGGAGCAAACTCTACCTCGGGAACAATTAGGCTCAGCGGCTCATCCGTTGCCGAGGATGGACACACGCACGTTATTTCCCTTGCTTCCGCCAGCGCAAGCAGCAACCACGTAAGCACCACTACCTCATACGAGGGGACGGTTTCCCACGCTGCACACACGCACGCCAGTGGTACGGGAACCTCAGATGACGCTACCTCCATGGGCATCAATGCCGCCCACAGCCATACAATGAGCGCCCTTGCAAGCGCTGGCGGGCATGCCCACGTAACACACGACCCGAAACAGCAATTGTTGTATTATATTATCAAGACATAAGGAGACTTTATGGAACAGACGCTTATTACTATCGCCATCAACTATGAGCCCGAAGATGAGTCGGCTGTTGCCGATGCTATCGCCGCGATCCACGGGGGCTCTGCTGAAACCATTAAAGATGCCGTTGACTCCATTGCCGCTGCTCTTGAGGCAATTCCCGGCGTGCATGTGCCGCATTGGTCAAGCCCAAAGACCGACAACTGGGTTACCCAGAACGAAA